ACTTTGAGAACTGTCCCATGGGTCGCACCAGGGGCGGTTTTCTGCTATAATAGTCCTATACGCGATGAGACCTGTGATTCAACTCCGACCTCACCAGCAACGTGCTCTGGATGCCTTGCTGCAGTATCGTAAGGGTCAGGTGATCATTCCGACTGGCGGCGGCAAGACCAACGTTGCTATCTTTGATGCTCTGCGTGAGTTTCAGTCTGATGCTCCGAAGACCATTGTAGTGTGCTGCCCGAGAATCCTCCTGGCAGAGCAATTGTCCAGCGAGTTCCTTGAGTTTATCACGACTGCTGCTGTTCTTCACGTTCATAGTGGTGAGACGCATCACCAGAGCACGACCAAACCTTCTGAGATTTATAACTGGTCTCGTCGTGCTTATAAGCATCAACTGATTTTCACTACCTACAACTCCCTGCAGCGTCTGCAACAGGCAGATATTCACGTTGATACTATTTACTTTGATGAAGCGCACAACTCTGTCCAACGTCATTTCTTCCCTGCCACCGAGCATTTCGCTTCTGCTGCTGACCGCTGCTATTTCTTCACTGCTACTCCTAAGCATTCTGCCACTATTGCAAAACCTGGCATGAATGACGCTGCCGTTTATGGCAATGTCATCTGCAATGTGCCTGCCCCAGAACTGGTTGAGGGTGGTTTCATTGTTCCCCCTAAGGTTGTTGTTCAGCAGTTTGAACTTCTTAGCAAGGGTCAGATTGTTGCTGATGTAGATTGTGAGAATCTGATTCAGACCATCGATGCTCAGGAAGTGGGCAAGGTTCTCATCTGCTCTAAGGCAACCAAGCAGATTGTTTCTCTGGTTTCTCAGACTGACTTCTGTAAGCAACTGGAAGACCGTGGGTTCTCTTGGATGTATATCACTTCCAAGACTGGTGCTGTGATTGATGGTCAGAAGGTCAATCGTGAGGTGTTTTTCGACACTCTGAGTGCCTGGGGCAAGGATGACTCTAAGAAGTTTGTGGTTCTTCATCACAGCATCCTGAGCGAGGGTATCAACGTGTCTGGTCTGGAGGCAGTGCTGTTTATGCGCTCTATGGATTACATCGGCATCTCCCAGACCATCGGACGGGTGATTCGCCTGCACAAGGACGATGCAGAGGGTCTCAGCAGCGGCAGGATCGCCCCTGGTGCCCTTCAGGACTACACCAAGTCCTTTGGGTTGGTCTGCATCCCTGTCTATTCTTCTGTGGGCATCAGCACCGCTAAGAAGGTGCAAGCGGTGGTCGATACCGTGTTCCAGCAGGGTTTGCCTGCCATCAGCGTTGTCAAACGCTGAGTTTTCTGCTAAACTACCTACACATCAGGAGGAATCCCCCCAATGCGCTGCAAAGTCCAACTCTATGTCGCTGGCAAGGTCTTTGATGAGATTGTTGAGGCACGTGACTACCAAGAAGCACGTCAGGTTGCCCTCGCCCGTAATCCTAATGCTAAGGTCATGGGAGTCACTGCGGTATTCGGATGAGTGAATCTTTTCAAAAATCTTTTATCGATCGTCCTGGTATTCTTGACCCAACTCCAGGAGACCCTCAAGGTTATGTGACGAAAGATGGTATGTGGGCTGCTGTTCCGATGGTAAATTCTAAAAAGTTTGTCATCATTCACAATGGGCAACAAATTCATGTGGCAAACAATTACAAGTCCGCAAAAACCTACATTCAAAAGTCCGCAAAAGGCGCATCGGTTTCCAGTTTAGACAAGTTTCTTTAAACCCGTTAAATAGTATAACTACGATACTGATTATGGAAGAGACTCCTGAAATTAAATGGAATAAAGGGTTGGATTTGTTTATTGAGAGCGTCCATAAACCAGATCACGAACTCAGACAAGATGCACACGAACAAAAGTGCTATAATGAATTAATGGCAGTGCGTGAGCAAGTGCTAGAATATTTAAAAAATTTAAGACGATGACTTATTACGCTTGGTTTATCGTATTTGCAGTAGTGGCATACTTCATCGCAACCGATGATAGTGTCGCTGCTGCTTTTTATTACATTACAAAGTTAGCAAAATCTAACTTTGAGAAACAAAAATGGTGGTTATTGAATAATCCACGTAATCCTGTGGTAAAATATCTAATGTGGCGTCGTGCTATGAAACTAGCAAAAGAGTTGCAACAAGAATACAGCAATAAAAATAATCCAGATGCTAATTAGTATGTTTAACGTACCTTTGCTTCATCTAAAGGTACATGATTGGGAAAGTAAAAAGAAAAAATTACTCGATTTGATGGAAACACAATCCAGTAATTTTGAAAATCAAATTCATTTACATACCACTTTTTATAGTTCTATTCGGGATGAAAATTCCGATGAAATGAATAACTTGAATCGCTCTGTTCATGAAATTTTGAACGAAGAGATATATTATTTCATGGAAACTTTTAAGGTTGAAATGTGTAAAATTTCTTCGTCTTGGTTTCAAATCCAAGAAAAATACATGTCACATCCTGTACATAATCATTACTCAGGATTTGCTGCTGTATGTTATTTGGAATATAATCCAGAACTACATACACCAGTTCGATTCATAGCTCCCTTTACAGATTTATTTGATGGTAGCATGGTTGAATATAATCCAGAAAATGTAACTGAGGGCTCCATTCTATTTTTTCCATCAGCATTACTCCACCATACCCTTCCAAATAGATCGGATGTTAGGCGAGTTGCCCTGGCATTCAATCTGATTCAAGCAGAATCTAAATAACCCTATATCTGGAGAAAGATATGTTATCTACACAATATCGTCTTCGGTTAGAAGCAATCTGTGAAAAGATTGTCCTTCACGAAGAAGTGAGTCTTGAAGATATGATTTGGGCAGAGAAACTTGCGAAAGCAAATCGCTCTGCTGGTACAATGCTCCGTCAGGCAAGACGTAAAGCAGAAAATCCTAATATGGACGAAATGGATGATTTTCTAAACTCAATGGATATTGGTGGTTTAGGGCACGAAAGATTTGGTAGAAGAGGTTTTGACAGCCCAGATGAACTGCATGATTGGTTTAAACGTGATGAAGACGAAACCGATTGGAGGACTCGGGATTGACTTACGAAGAGTTTGTTAATAAAAGTCCAGAGCACTATATGGATATGGTGCGCTTGATTGATATTAAACAAAAGTATCGTATGGAATTCACTGAAGCAGAAAAAGAAATCAATGCACATATTATGGAGTTTCAAGAGCAAACGAAACTTAATGAGTTGAGGGATAAGTTTGAAAAGTGTTTTGAGATAGAAGAATGAAACACGCTGTAATACTTTCACTTTGTTTTCTTCCACTGGCGGTTATATATCTTATAATGAAAGTGTCTGTCTGGTTGTCCTCTAGCGTATCAGAAGTCAATTATGTCCGAGAAGATTCCAAACGAGAGCACGGACCCTATGTGGAAAACCCATATGGAGACGTTGATGGTGAGAATGAAGAGGATTGAGATTGCTGAAGTGATTGACGAAGCAATCTGGAAATGGTATTTTGAGCACGGTAAAGAGGTTCCCAACTGGAAGATGCAAAAAGATCCTCAGTGGTGGATTGATTATCTGGCAGAACTTGAAGAAGAGTAAGTATAAACTCGTAGGCATAAATTTTTGTTGCGGAAATGTTATTATCTGAACATAATTTGTCTAGATAGTGTTACAATATGAGAGGTGATACAAATGAGCGAAAACTCCATTATTATGATGTTCTTTGTGCATGGAGGTTATTATGCACAACTTAATTTCTTACAATCAACTGGCTGAATGGAACCATTTTGAAGAAACTGTAGATCGATGCAATGATGAATTGGATTTAGTTAATGATTATTTTAATTGTCTGATTGAATGTGATGATGAAAAACAAGTGTGTAAAAGGATATGTAGAAGTTTGTTAGATCATTCACATTGAGTTATTGGGGGGAGAAATCCCCCCGTTTTAGTCTTGACAACCCGTAGTAAATACCCTATAATACACCCATATACACCCATTATTATGGACTACAAACCTTATAGTATGGAATGGAGTCGGCGGCGGTATCTTGCCGAAGCAATCCAACAATACTTTGATACCGATGCGTCTCTGGATGTTGTCCTGGACGATATTGTGAGTGTGCTTGAGGAGAATGTGGAGCACCACAAGAGTCGTGCTGAACGCTTTCAGGAAGTTCTGGATGGTCTGAAATCTCTTCCTTATTGATATGAAACCCAACTTCCGTAAGGTATTGGAAATGGCATTGGAAGAAGGTGTCCGTTATGGATACAACCGTGCTCATAAACACGTAGAGAATCCACACGAAGATGCTGTGGTTGATTGTGTGGTGGATGGTGCGATGAACTCTCTTTATGAATGGTTTGACTTTGAGGATACTAATGCGGACTCGTAATTCTTTTTTACTTCACGTTTGTTTGCCCGTTATTGGATTTGCTGTAGGTCTATTGGTGTCTTATAATCTTACACCAGAAAAGACCCCACACCATACATCTACGGTCTCTGGTTCTTCTGGTGACCTTAAATGCACTACATCTTGTGTTGTTAAGGAACAATGATTTTTAGTTTTCTTGGTTTCATCTTTGCGGCACTCTCTTTTGTTCAGGTTCCTCAGTGGGACAATGACTGGACTAAATGTTCCGTGTTTGTTCCCGACACTGCCTGTCACTGGTACATCGTGAATCCTGATAATACTTTTGGTAAAGGATTTAGTTGGATTACTGCTCATGAATATGATGTAGAAGCACTTCGTGATATTGCGATTCAACACGAAGTTACAGTAGCACAGGGATATCAAACTACTGTAGAACTTATGAACGCAGACTCTAATATTGAATACGGAGATGATTATAAATGACGGATCGAGCACAAGCATTTATGAATGCAATATGGGAAGCACGAAACTCTGGTGCTGATACTGAAGAAAAATTAGTTGCAGCAATTCTTTCTCTTGCAACACAGTCTGTAAAGGCTTATAATGCCCAAATGGGACTAACAGTTTTGGATGTTAATGACATGCTACAACTCGCAGAGGAACTCACACAATGAACCTAATTCAATTCAAGCATCGCTATGACTTTGGACACGAAGTATATGTCCAGATCCTGAACATCAGACCCAAAAAGTATCAGTGGTCTCTGTTTCAGTTTTCTGTAAGTTGGAATGACTACCCATCTTCACCTTATCTTCAAATTACAATGGGAAGCAATGGTCTTTTAGGTATTCTGTTCTGGGCATATAAGTTTGGATTTGATATTGATGTTCTTTCTAGGACTTGGAACTGGGACTATATGAAAGAAGTGGATGAAAAGGAAACTGAATATCTTGGAATGGATGAGTGCTGATGTTTAGTAAAGCACTTAAAGGAACTGATAAAAAGAAAACCACCTTGAACTGGTGGGAGTATTGGATTGGTCATTGTTGGATGACTGGATGGCAGAGTATGCGAATCACATTTCGCATCTGGGCTGACCTGATGACTTCCAACTATGATAACTATGCTCTCCCCAGAACAGTAGAAGATCCAGAAGAAGAATGTAGAGATTGGTTCTGGTCTTCTCTTGGTGAAGATGAATGTTATCCCAAAGAGTTTCTGGAATATCTTTTACAAATGGTAGAAGACGTTGAGCTTGGTAAAGTAGAAACATATTCTATGGATGAAGTGTTGGAAAGAGTAAAAGAATGGTCAGATGAAGTATTGGACGGTGTGGATTTAGATGAGGAGTTGCCTGACGAGGACACTTCCGAAACTGGCACAGAGGACGTTGAAGACGCCTCCTGATGCTTTATAATATTCATATCTGAAACGCCCCTATGACCCTCAAAGAGAAGAAGGCACTACTCAAACGCCTTGAGCAGACAGGCACAACCTGTATGGATTGTGGGCAAAAGTATGGTGTCTATTCAGTCGGTTGTTCATCTGTCTGGAATGGTAAGTGTGGTGTATGTGGTGAAGAAAAACGGGTGACTGAATCCCGTGACTTTGCTTACTTTATTACTGGTATTCGCAAACTGAAACTGGAGATTCAAAATGAGAAGAGTAACAGTCAGACCCAAAAGCAAGAAGGCTAAGAACCGCCTTGCGAATATGATGGACAACAACCCTATCTGTATTGTGGAGCAGGATAAGGGTGATGGTATGCTGTTTCTCGCATCAGAGAACCAGAAATACTTCTTCTGGGTGAATATCAACGACTTCTGGGAATGTGATTGGGAGGTGCTCTAATGAACTACCTATGCTTTGTTGATGGTCTTTTAGAATACGCCAGCACTTCTGAAAGCAGTTTTGCTCACTATCAGTTGGTGTATGCCGAAGAACACAAAAATGCTGATGTTCAGTATCTTACTCTGACTGATGAAGAGTATGATGAAATGTTCCCTTATGAAGAGGAAGAAGAATGAGGTTTCGTAACATAGAGTTCCGTTGGTGCGAAGTCAACAACAAGTATGAACTCGTTAGGTGGCATAAATGTGAAGGCAAAGAGTATTGTTATGTGATTGCCTTCTTCAATAAAGGTAAAGAGTATTATGATATGTGGACTATTGGTGATCGGTTCTTTGAGGATAAAGATGCCTGGGTCGTGGGTAAGTATGGTCTGGAGTTTCTAAATGCTATCTTTCAGATTGAGCAAGATGAAGAGGAACTGAAATGACTGAACATCCTACATCAGAATGGGAATGGGAAGATACTGCCGAAGTCGCATTTCAGAAATGGTTTCACGACCTTTATGGTGGTTTTTCACTTCGTAGTGAATATTTTTTCGGTGATTGCGAAGTAGAAGATGTGAATACTCGTAAGGATTTGATGACCAAGTGGTTGCATTCCGCATATATGACGGGTTATAATACTGGGAGATGCTCCAAGACCAATGACTAGAAAACTCTGGGACATTATACGGGATGACTTGGGGTATAGTATTGACTGCACCGATGAGATTGTGGATGCCGTAGAAGGTTGGTTGCCGAAAGAACACGATACTAACTCTTATAAATGGAACGAGTGTCTGAAACTTATGCGGGAGAAACTACGATGAACGATGATATGCCGTGGGTCAATCTCACACTGACTGATGAAGAGTATGCTAACCTATTTCCTGTGGAGGAGGATGCCTTATGATTGAAGATTTCAAAGTAAAATTGATTGGTAATTATTCTAACCAACAGCAAGCATTTAACAGTCCATCACTTTGGGCACATATTCATATTAAATTTGAAGAACTTCCTGACGGAATGTTATACTCAAAGAGTTGGTATGATATTGATGGGGAAGAA